CCGGCGCGCAATTCGCCCGCCCATTCGGCAAATGGAAAATGGCTATACGTAAACGCGACGCCGCGACGCGGTACAGAGTCAAGGATGGCGGCCAGATAATCAGCGTCGACGGCCCCCGCACCCTTGCCTGTTGGATTAAGTGCGCACGTTGCCGGGCAGGTTCCGAACCTATCACCGGCACCGGCGCGGTATGTTACGGCGCACCCGGCGGTTTTTGTTGAGCGGCTAACGGCTACGGTTTTGAGCATGTTCGAACTCCCCTAGCGCTGCTGAATTGCGGCGCTTATGTAATTTTATAGAATATTATGCGATAACTTGCAAGAAAATAATAAACCGGCAGGGGCGGGCCGTGGGGCCGTATGCGATAGCGCCGGGCAACGGGAGCCGGGCAGGGGCCGGGATGGGCCGCCCTGGCGCTGCGCAGCGGCGGGCCGGTACGTTTGAAGCGCGGCCCAGGGGACAGGGGCGGGCTTGGTTAACTCTTAAACAAAAACGCCCGCCAAGCACTAGGCCGGGCGGGCGTATTGTGAGGCGCTGCGCAGCGCCTAGGCGATCAGGCCGGTGAGATTGTTAGCGCCCTGCCGTATCGCCACGACGGCATCAGCCCGGCTGATGCGACGATGCGAACGCGACCCGCGACCCATGCCTTGGTCAGCGAGCTTGTCACACAAATCGTCGATGGTGTCGCGCGAGCCCATGACAATTGAGCTGCAAGACAATACGTCCTCAGCGTACTGCATCAGGTCGCTTCGACCCACAAAGGAAGCGACGGTGTCGCGGGTCCATCCACCCGCTTCGGTGGTTAGAATGTAGATGTCCCGCATGTTACCACGCCCCCAAGCGTTCCAGCGCGACGCGGTCGCGATCCAGACCTCGAGCGTCTTTGCCCTCGAGCGCTTTGTCAATGGCGCTGAAAATTGCGAGCTGTCGCTCGCTAAACATAACTAGCGCGCCGACTGAACACTTGTGCGGGTTAGAGTGCAGCGCCATCGCCTGCCACGCCGCTGCGCCGTCGGTTCCAGATTTCGGGCAGGCTTTTTTCAGACTACCCTGGTGCGCGCCTCTACTGACCGACGCGTCTTCTAACGCCGCTATGCAGATTTTCTTTAATTGATTGCTGTCCATGACTTAGCTCCCTTTGTCAGCCGCCCAAAAGCGGACGACCTACGCGGGTTATCGCATAGGTCGTCCGTTCCGGTCAAACAGTTTTTTAGAAAATTAGGCGGCTACCTTATCCAGCAACGCGCCAGCCTTGCGTTCCACCATAATGCGGTCGTCCTGGTGCGGAACGTCGCGGGCGATGGCGGTTATAGCCTGCGCCGCATCCCAAACAGTTTCGACCGGGCGGCCTTCCTCTTCAAGGTGCCGGGCGTTAGCGGCCCGCGCCATGCGGGCGGACAATCCGGCCCGCTTGGTTAGAAACGACAGGCGGCTGTCGTCATCATGTGCGACCTTGGCGGCCTTGGCGGCCTGGACGCCTTCAATAAACGTCGCCGTTTCGCCATGCGCAAAACTACGCAGCGCCGGGGCCGCCTCGCCCGCGAACCGGTCCGGCGCGAATTTCGTGTGCCGGATTTTAATCTCTGAGAAATTTTCGACACCCCAGAGGCACCGATTCATGCAAACGCCGCGCAGGTACATGGCAGCAATCCCTGCCGTTTTGCTTCCGGTCTCGCTGTTCCAGGCGTAAAAACCGCGGAACATTAAATCCGGTTCGCCGTTCGGAAGCGTGCCGACCTCAATCGGGTTGCGATCATCGACCAAAAAGGCAAACACGTCGCGGTCGCTGGCGAACAACGTCGTGGTCTCCAACGTAACCGGCACGTCCGGGTCGTACACGGCCATGCCGTCGCGGCTGCCGGTCATCATGCCGGGAACTTTCCAGCNCCCGCCGCTATCGTCAACCAACTGTTTGATTGGCTCGAGAATTTCCCAATCAAAAATCCGGCCATAATCAGGGCCGGTTGCGGCCCGCAGCTCGCCTCTTTCCGTTTGGCTACCGTACACCTTAACGATCTCGCGGTTGCGATTATACCGCAGACCCCATTGGATACAGTCGGCGGCCAGCGGTGCGGGCAGGTCCCGCAAATATCCCGCAGGCGCGCCGGATAAAGATGCGAGCTGACCGAACGACCAATTCGTCGGGGCGTTCTGATGCTCGCCATTAGCGTCATCACGGTATTCAATAGTGATTTCGCCTGCCGTCGGGCTGCCTTCGTTAACGTCGCCAAGCACTTGCATCTTGTGAGTGTCAACGATGCGGCTAGTCATTCGACTAGCATCGACTTTTTTAAACGCCAGCATATCGTCCAGCGACAGAAACTTCTGATCGTCTGGGCGGCTGAACCACTGGCTGCTAACCTGCCCGTTGCCAATGCCATGCTGGAATGCGTTCGTAACGTACGTCATGTTATTCTCCCTGTGTCAGCCGTTCAAAACAAACGGCCTATGCGGGTTCTCGCATAGGCCGTTCTGGCAGTCAACATGTTTTTTTAGAAAATTATCTTCGTCGTCGGGGCCTGCGCCGTTTCTGCACCATCCGCTCCGCACGCTCCATTGTTTCTGCGCCGTACATCAGTCGTGAAATCCAATTGAACAAAAAGAACATTTCTAATACCACCCCCGCCGAACACGTTCGCTGTCCATCAAAAGCGCGTCATGTTCAATGCGCTCGGTCCGACGTCTGTCAAATTTAGAAAACGCGAGGTCAATAGTGGCCGCTAATTCTTCGCTCTCGTCCATCCACTCGTCGTGGCTGTCCCAAATCTTTATGAAATCAGCCTCGGTTTCAGCCTTTTCAGCAATACGCTGCGCCTCGCTATCGCTAATGTTAAACCGGGCGGTATAATTCTGTATCTCGTGCAAATTCATGGTCAGTCCTCCATCGACGCAATGGCCAAATCGCGGGCTAGGTCCCGCATTTTGGAGACGGCCTCAAACATTTCATGCGCAATTTCCAGATCGTGCGCCCGGCTTAAATTAGGCGAGTGCCTGCTCTGGTAGTTCCTGCCGTGAAACGGGGTTCCTACCAGATATCGCAGCGCCGTCTCCATTTCTTCGGCAGCGTTAGAAATTAGCGCGCTGGTCGCAGCAAAATCCTTAGCGTCGTTCCCGTTCAGGTGCGGTCTCGCACATATCGTCATGTCGTATCTCCCTTGGTTATGACGCAACAGTCATACGCGACTATATGGGAGCAATCAACCCTAAAATCATATTCCAATCAATTTCTTCTGATCCCAGGTACAACGGCTCAACCGCCATGCCCTCTAATTTCAGGTCGGAGGCTTTCGATCCCGGATACAAACGCACTTCCTGGGGCTTGGTTTTCGTCGCGACTTTCAGCACCAAAACCCAGACGCTGGCCTTTAACTTCGCATGTCGGTGGAGCCACGCGACCTGATGGGGCCGTAAATCGACTGCGCGGCCCGCTGTGGCCTTTAGTTCGACGAAATGGAACTTACCCTGCTCGTCGCATAGCATGACGTCTGGGACGCCCGGCAGCGCCCAAGACTCAAGACGGGTCGCCGTCAGGTTCCGGTTCGTCGTCGCCATCCCCGCTTTCATCGTTCTCCAGAACCCGCTCTCCCTGTTCGCTGCCGTCGTCGGGATCGCTCGTTCTTTCGGGAGTAATGTCGATAGTGACCTCGCCATTGGACTGCTTTAGCTCCTCTAGGGCTCGCATGACTTCATCCTTCGACATACTGTCGATGCTGCCATGACGGACTTCGGATTTGGAAACATAAATATCCCCCTGCGCCTGCCCTCGTCGGTACTCGGCCTGGACGGCAGCAGAGTATGCCCCGTTCTGCAAAGCCACGTCCCTGATCTTTTGCAGGTCGCGCAGATGCCGCTGGTACGTCACGCCATACTTCTCGTCCAGCTCTTGGCGGTATGCTTGGATCGCTGCGCAGACGTGCGGGCTATGATCCGGATTTGTCAGCTCATATGCACGGGTGTGTGCAGAGCCTGCCGTATACCCCGCGTTGATGGCGGCCTCGCGGAGTGTGATCTGGCCATCCTTTGCGACCAGCTCTTTTACAAACAATTCCTGCCTTCGGGTCAGAGGCGTGTTTACCGATACGCCCGGACGCCCTACCTCGCCCTGCCCAATCTTTTGCTTGTTCTTACCGCGCCAAGTGATCTTGTCTGACCGTGCCGTCATTCGTAACCCTTTCTGTCGTATGCGATTGTACCCATAAACCGCCTTTATATACAATCCATTTCTGAAATCATTTTTTTTTTAAAAACCATTTACCCCCCCATTGAGGCAATTCTGCAAGTTACATAAACCCCGGTTCCGGCACTTTTTTAAAAACGACTTTGTGTGTCTACTTAACCCTATATATATAAAGGGTTTTTAACCGAAAGTTACACGGTTACACCGGTTACGGCTATTTTGACCAAATATTTTATTTTTATTTCTGGAGAATAAATCACTATATAGGCCGAAAAAAGAAACCCCGGACCGTGAGCCGCGACCCGTGAGCCGCGATCCCCGATCCGGGGTTAGTGTTATAGTGCCCAATACCCGTAGACGCATCGGCTGCCACCGCGGCTAGGATCGTGTGTATCGTGTATTGTGCCTTCTATGACGGCGCAGACGTGTTTGCTAACGTTGCAAATAATTCGTCCACCCGGCAGCTCGTCCGCTTTCAGGTGGACTTGGCACCCGCTGCCGATCTGCATCGTGGGCGTCCACCGGAATCCCAGTTCCCGCATGTAGTCCTTGAACCATTTCCGCTTGGTATAGATACCGTTGCGGGCGGATCGGGACTGCTTGACCGTGCGTTTCGACTTACGCTGCGACGCATTGCCTTCGGCCAGTCGGTCGTAGACTTCTTGGTATGGAAGGTCTGCGGCGATGGCGATGGCTCGGCAGACGCAGTCGCCTGCGTTGCCTTTGTATCCGGCAGCCGCGCGGCCGCCGTCATTAAATTCGAAGTTCATCGAATTTCTCCCTGATTTAATTGTCCAAAAACAATCAAGCGCACCGCGCCTGATATAAGCATTATATCAGAAAGTCGCATACGGGTCAAATATTAAATTTTAGGGAATTAGGCCGTGAGCCGCGACCCCCCACCCGTGGTGTGTACCTAGTGCACTAAAATCCGGAAAGTTTAATCATAGAGATTAGTCAGAAGTTTTTAAGAAAGTTTCTGACACTTTCACTACACTCACGCTTAGGTGTCCTAGGTGTCCTAGCAAATCACATTCTCTTACGCGTGTAACAGGGGCAGTGCCTATAATAGGCGCGTTTAAAACTTAAAACTCCTAGGACAGCTAGGACACCTAGGACACGCCCTTGCTGGCTGGGCGTTTGCGCCGTCCCAGCAACGAGGCCTGTCCTAGGACTAGACGTTTGTCACCGTCGGAAAGTCTCCCACTGGAAAGACGTTCGCGAAACTCCCTCAAAAACAACCGTGACAACCGTGCAACCGTGACAAATGCCCCTCAGCAACGGTCACAGCGGCACGGATGGGTCACGTTTGTCACCGTCGGAAAGTCTCCCACTGGTTTGTCACCGTCGGAAAGTCTCCCACTGGTTTGTCACCCGTAATATTGGTCCCGTTTTCGGGCGATCTCTTTAGCTTCTGGACTGTCCCCCTCCCAGGGTTTACGGGTAAGCTCCTCCACGTTTGGACGTAAGGTCTTTGTTTTTTGCACGCCGACTACCGTTTTCGGTTTCACCGCAGCAGTAATCTCGTCTTTTGCGGCCTCCGCCATTTCCTTAATGCCTTCCGCGAATTTAAGTTCACGTTGCGCCAAAAGTTCTTTTGACCGGTTGTATGCGGCGTGGGCGTCTGCCTTTAATTTGTGGTGCCGTTTCATTTTCCCCCACGCAAAAGCTGACGTTGTATGATCGTACAGGCCCGCGAAAAGGGAGCAGGCCTCGAATGTGCACCCGGATAAGCGCGCTGCGCACATTAAGACTTGCCGGGCGTGCACCAATCTTCTGTGTCTTGACCGGCACATGAAATCGTCGGAGCCGGTCACTTCTTCGGTAGCTTGGATCAAGCTTTTGTGGAGCGGTGTTCCGGTTGGAATGGAGCGCATTCGGATCAAACGGTCTGAGAATTTTTTACCGTTTAAATTTCGTTTCATTGCACGAAATCCATAATCATCGGAAATACAGGAAGCAGGGCCTTGGCCGCGGCCCGTGCGACCTCGCGGTGTTCTTTCTGCGTTTCTGGCCCGGACCGCAGCTCACAGTAATGTATCCATGAACGGATGGACCCGGTCATATACAATCTCGTTTGGGTCAAACCTTCGGGCAGCACGGCCCGCGCGACCTCCTTGGCCAGCCCGCGTTTGAGCGCTTCATCGTATACATCAAAAGTAGAAGAGATGAGGCTGTCTTGCACGTCGTTCCACCATTGGACGAGGCCGTCGTCGTCGGTCTCCAGACTATTTTGTCTATTTTTAAGGTCTTGGAGCCGTGCTTCCTGTCGGTCGGTGTTTGTCTCGGTGGCCGCGTACCTTTGGCTAAATTCTTGATATTTAAAACTTCCGTGCCGAATAATTTGTCTGCTCACTGCTCGAGTTGTTTCGATACAAAGGCAGGCGTGAGCCATTTCGAANGGGCTCCAGTGCTTGTTGCGGATCAGGTACGAAATCAATCCGGGGTTGTTTAGGCCGCTGATTTGGCTCGTTGGGTTTGAGACCCTTGCGAAGTACGCAATGTCGTCTAGCAGGGTGTTACCTGCGCGATGATTTTGGCGTTGGCTGTAGCTCTCAAGTGTTACGTTCATTTTTTCCTCCGGTTTTTTGCAAGATTTTAACCAACATGATTTGAGCGAGGCTTTTTGCAGACATTGATTTGCCAGCGCTTCTTTTTTCAAGCTCCGACATTATGTGGTCCGGTAGCCGCAAGCTCAGGGTTTTGCCCCCGCTCTGCGTTCGATGCAGGAGGGTGCGGACTACCGCGGGGGTGGTTTGCAGCAGCGCGGCAATGTCTTCCGACGCAAAGCCTTCCTGAGCTAAATCCCCTGCTTTTTTTGTAATGCTCATCGTTCCTCCACATAAAAAATATGACGGCCTATTTTACCCAGGCGCGTCATGTTTTTAGCGCGCGACCATGCCGGTGAGACATAATCAGCGTGNTANTGGGTNGCNCCCANATTTTCCCAAGGATTTTGCCANGCTTCGCGNACNGCGCGTTGCGCTNCCGCCCAGGCCTTTGCATCTTTNGGGTTTTCGTCTTTGCCGTCCCAGTAGAACGAAAAAGCGTTTTTTTGCTTAATTACGGCGCAGGCATCGTTGGGGAATGCGGGGTGGTCCACACGATTTTCCGCTACATGCACTATGGCCCGCTGCCCGGCTGGTTCCTCGCCACGGGCTTCCCAGTAGACGGCCAAAGCCAGGCACACAAAGGGTATTTCAAGCATCGTCGGCCTCCACTTCGCCGCTACCGCCGCACTCCGGGCACTCAATCTCNCGCTCCCGAATATAACCACCGTGGGTCCACGAGATGACGTGTTCTTCGACGGTTACTTTTCCAGTGCCGTTGCAAACGGGGCATTCAATAAAGTCCCCGGCATGAAACTTTCTCTTCATTACACCGGCTCATCCGAGAGGGTTATTTCCAGGTCTTCGCCTTTGTCGGCGTTGGCCCAAGGAGCTTCAAAGCACACGATTTCGTGCGTTCCCCTGCGGGTTTTAATTTTAATTTTCCTCCAATAAACCTTTTCCCTTTCTTGAATTGGACCGACCGTGATGTCGGTGACATCGTGCACACTGATATCCATCAGTTCGCTCCCAGCCAACGTATCAGGGTCGGGAAGGCCAGCCCCAAGATCACACCGAGTGATCCTGCACCCAGGAGCGCTGTTGGCAACCCGATTGCTAACTCCCTTTTCCAATTGTATGGCTCGGGGGCCGCGTTACGCGGTTTGCGGTTTTTAGGGCGTGGCGCGCTCCGACCAGTGCGACCGGGGTTTGTTTGGCGCTCCATCCAAGCGTTTATTTCCTCCGCATCCCAGCGGAGCTGTAGGCGCTTTGCGCCGTCCTGGGCCACGGCCCAGACTTTTTGAGGGCTAGGAAAACCCGCACCGCGGGCTTTCCGATAAATTGTGCTTTCCCCAAACCCCGTGGCTTTGGAGACCTGAGTGATCGAAAGCATTTGCGCGTCATTCCGCGGCACAGGGTGGTGGTAATTCCACATATTTACGCTGTCGGCGTTCAAAGGCTTTTGATTTACGCCCATGGTTTTCATTTTCTTCTCCTGTTGTGTTGTGTAGCAGCAACACTATGCGGCTTATCGCATAGCACGTCAACTGCTTTTTATCCGACCAGTATGCGGGTCCAAGCGTCGCGAATTTTTTGAGCGTCTGCGTCGCGCTCTTCTTGCGTGCCCATCATCCCGAGTTGAAGCAGGGCGATTTGGCTCTCGACTGCTTCTTCAACAACGAATTTAGCGTCGGACCAGGAGATTTTTTTTGTAATCGAAGTCATTTCGCTTTCCCTTTTTTGTGAGAGAGCGATTATATACGACTATATAAGAGTTATCAACAGGGAAATATAACAATTTAAAAAAGCAGACGCCCCCGGACAGGGAGGAACCGGGGGCGTCGCGGTCAGTTTCTTAAATCAGAGGCACTGCAACGTTTGACCTTACGCGCAGTAGGANGAAAATAAAACGCGGTTATGCGTCTGTCAAGGGTCTATCGCATACCTGCCGNTAATTTTTTATCTTCACGTCCATTTTTTGACTAGGTGTAACGTTTTTATACACCTCAAACATGTATCGAAGTTGCCCGCTGATGGTTCGGCCTTCTTCGCGAGAGATTTTTTTCAATTCGTCGTACACTTCACGGGGTGTCAGAACACTTTTCCAACGTTCGGTATCCATAATTTATCTCCATAAAAAGATTTTGTAAGAATATATGAGAATTTATCCTAATAAGCAAGGGCAATCCCGTTATTCTGCGGTCCCCCAGGAATCTCCGATTTCGACGTCACATTTGGACGGAACCTCCAACGGCACGGCGTTTTCCATGATCTTCGCGACATCGAAAGCTTCTTCTTTTGACCCCACAGACATGGCTATCTCGTCGTGAATTTGGATCATCGGTAGCCTGCCG